CGAGGCCGCAGTATAAATCGATGGCGAGCGGTTGAGTCATGACAATACCGTGTATCACGCTTTGCCCGTTTCCCGCACGCAATCCGTAGGCTCGAGCGCCGCGTCGATCATCGCCTCCCAAAACGCACCCTCCGGCCCGCAAGACCCTTCCGTGTGTAGCGTCCGCGCCAGATGACAGGTCGGGTGATGCTCGCTCTCCTCCCCCGTCACGTAGTTCACGATCGTCGTCGCCATCGCCGGGTGCATGCAGAACCCCGCACCCACGATCTCGTCCCGGTCGTCCCGCTCAATGTGGCGGCAATCCTGGCAGGTCTTCATGTCCTCATCCGTGTCGGCAGTCGTTTGATCTCCGATTTTGCATGTGCCCGCATCGCCCCGATCGCCGCGCGAGCCAATAATTCAAGCATCTCCCGATCCGAATATATCAGCGTCGACCGCCCCTCTCTAAGAGCCCGGCGCATTTCCTCGCCCTTCTTCCATATCGCATCAGCTACCCGCTCAACCATCTTACTCATACTTTCACCCAATCCTCTGCGGACGTGCTCCCCGCGCCCCGTCCCGCTTCCGCTGCCAAGCGTCAAGCTCCCCGAACGTCATCTCCGTCAATCCCCTGATCGGCTCGACCCGCTCCGGCAGCTCGTCCCCGTGCATGAGCGACCCCAGCATGCGTCCGAAGAGGCTCAGCACGTCAACCTGATCGTCATGCCTCCCCGCGGGAAACCTCAGCATCTCCGACACAAGGTCCGTCGCCCATGTCGCCCGCTTCGGGAAGTACACCTTCCCCATGCTAAGCCGAGCCCTAATCCCCTGCGCCCGCGTCTGCTTGTCGTTCGCCGATACATACTGCCTCCGATACCCGTAGATGCGCCGCTCCATCTGGCGCTTCACGATAAACGGCCCGAGGCTCCGGATGATCTGCCCCTGCTCCTCCCCCCACATCAGCGGCGACCACTCTTCCATCAGATCCAAAAACGCCTCGACCCACGCTTCTGAGTCCGTCTGCCCGCGCCACCAATCCAGCAGGTATATGTTATCGCTGGGATCCACACCGATAACCCCATGAACAGTATAATCCCCACCCGCCGACGTAACGGCGTAATCGGAAGCGCCATACGTGCGTAAGGTCCGAATATCCGGCTGATTATCATACCACCTGATCCACTCGGCCTTGAAGTAGTCGCCCGTGTCGGGGACAGGCTGCTGCTGGTAGAGCGCCGACCAGTTCCGCGTGTCGCGCTTGGCCTCAGCGAACATTGCCGGCGTGAACCATTCCGGCCACAGCAGCTCGCCCGGCGCGCGGCCCAGCGGATCGTCCTCGCCGGCCTCCGCGGGCAGGCTCAGCACTTCCCATTGCTCGCCCCCAACCTCCTGCTCGGCGAGGAGGCGTCCGGCGAGGTCGTCCTCATGCCAGCGCGTCAGAATGATCACTATGCGCCCGCCAGGCTTCAACCGCGGCCAGAAATCGGCCTTGTACCAATCCCATACTCTCTGGCGGATCGAGGCGCTATCCGCTTCAGCGCGGCCCTTCACGGGGTCATCGATGATCCCGCAATTGTGCACTAAGACGCCATTGGCGAAAAAGCAATGCGTTCCCTCTACCTCGATATCATAGACGAAGCAGTCGCGGCATATTCGCTCAATCCCGGAAACAATATCCTCTTCGGTATCGCTTTCTCCGCTGCATGCAAAAGTTTGTGACAAGACCGACAAAGCGTGACGAGATTCTCTATTCGATGATCGTCTGGCATCATATTGATGTGATGAACGTCCAGTATCTCTATCGTCTTGCAAACGACACAAGCATATTGATCGCGATCCCAAACTATCCGTTTCGCTTTCCACCACCCCCTCATCGATCCCCGCTTCTCGCCCATCCCATGTCGGTATCCGGGATTCCCGTCGCCCATCATCCGCCGAGAATGCAGAATGCCTCCACATTTGCGGCTGCATGTCGTCGCAGCCGGTCGCCATATCTCCTTGCCACATATGGCGCATATCTTCGGGGGATATCGCTGACGCTCGCCTTTGATCCGACAATGTGTTTTCCAGCACACCTCCGAACAAAACTGTTTCGTGTCGCCCCGTTTCCGGCGCGATAGCATCGGCGTCCCACATTGCAGGCAAAAACGCTTTGTCCGCCAGGACGCCACGCATTCCAGACTGCAAAACATCGGTGTTTTCTTTGCTGCCTCGGCAGCGGCTATCGATTTGCTTACCCCACATTGTGCACAGCAGAACGTCACCCTCAACGAGGGTCTGCGCCGAGGTCCAACCCCGTGCTGTAAAGATGCGATGGTCGCCCGTTGCTTCAACCATACGTCCAGCGACAGTTCGTATCCGCCAGAGGGTTGAGGTTCGGCGCCGAGCGACAGCAACAACTCGACGGAAGGTTGGTGTAGTATGTGTCCCATTTTCATGGGACAAAACATAACAGGGTTGTGGTGCGTTTTCCAGCGCATCAATGCGGCAAAGACCGCGCATTGTCTCAACTATCGTGCTACCGACAACGCAATCTGCCCTACGGCCAGTCACAGACGCATCGACGCCAACCGCATAATATTCCCCACCTTTCGCCGTCTCCCAACGGCCAGCTGCAGCATTGTCACCTGACAGACCAAAACCAAAGATACGCCGGAACTCTGCCGATCCCACGAGATTGCGCACCCGTCTCCCGAATCGTTCCGCCAACTCACCCGCATGGCTGGCCCCGATCATCGACATTCCCGGATTGCAACCTAAAAACCATGCCGGAAACAATATACTCGCATAAGTAGATTTTGCTGACCCCGGCGGGGCCATTATCATCAGCCGCGTTATCTCGCCGCGAGCCACAGCCTCCAGCTTCTCGATGATCAGCCGGTGATGTCGCGCCGGCACCGTGTCCGGGCTCAGTTGAGCGATGCACTTTGCCAGCGAGCGCTGCGCCTCGACGCGCATCACGCACTCCTGCGCCGCGAATCGCTGTGCCTGCTCAGGGGTCAACGATCCCCTCCAATGCCTCGATGAGACTCAGGGCGATGACCGCGCAGTCCGAGGCCTCAGCGTCACCATCCGGCCAATCGCGCCATTCGCCGTCGACGTAGGCAACGACCCAGGTTTCCCCAGTAGGAACATGCCGGACATGATCGCCGCACCTGATCGTCGTCACGCTTTCTCCGCTCTCGCATACGGCTTCATCAAGGCATCGATCCGCTCTGGCATCGACGGGGCTCATGCCTGGGTGTCTTGTTGCTAGGGTTTCTGCGGGTCTTGATCGTCGGGTTCGACGGAGGACACATCCGTCGTACTGTGCTCGATCTGCGGCGCCGGGGCGCGACCTTGGGCAATCGCGAGCAGCTGGTCGAAGTCCATCTCGGCGAAGCTCGAGGACCGCGTGATATGTTTCCGGTCGATGAACATGCCGATTTCCTTGCCGATATCCACCAGCGCGCTGCGTTTGTCGGCGAGCTTGAACTTGACCCGTCGGACATCGCGGGCATCGTCGCCGCGGCCATCCGTGAAATCCTCGACCGTGACCTCGACCAGCGCGGCGGCCTGGTCTCGTGTGAGCGCGGCGAAGTTCAGCACAGGATCGCCATCGGGGCCGACCTGCATGTAATCGAGCATGTTTGAGAACCCGATCTTGGCGAGTTCGGTGAGGACCCGCTCCTTGGAAATAGCGGTGCGCTCGATAGCACGTTCGAGCCCTTTGGTGCGAATTGTGGCCTCTCCAGCCATGATTTCGGCCACTCGTGTTGAAATGTGTTGCGTTCTCGCTAAGGCGGCCGCGTTGTGTCTGTTGTTCTTAAAACCGGCCGTAACATAAGATTCTGTGGCGCTTTTGCCGATGGCAAGCTCCTGGGCGAAGCGTTCGTAGCGAGGATTGGCAAGGCGCGGCATTGGGTATCTATACCCCATGGCTAACACGGTTGCAAACACAGGCCGCGCAGCCCCCCTTTGGGCCTGACGGGCATCGTGTGGGGAAACACTCGCTCCGCGCTTCGCGCTCTACCTCGGTAGGCGATAGGAGGTCTTAGGGCGTACCCCCCCTTACCCCCCCCGTGGGGTTAGACCCGGGAGGTTAGGGCGCTGAGGGTCCGTGAAGCGGCGACCGGCTCCGGCCTGCGGGTTTTACCGCCGGCACCCAATTCAGGGCTTTTGCGGCGTACCAGTCGGCGACGGGGCGCGGAATTTGGTAGAGCGGTGTCGCCAGCGGCGGAAACGACGTTCCTCGGCGTCGGTTCTTGCTGATGTCTGCCAGGCTTGCCGCGGTGGGCACTTGGTTGGCCCGCGGCGTGAGAGGTAGGCGTCGATCAGTTGCCGCTCGGTTTCGCGCTCCATGTTGCGCTCATACGCTGAGCGAGGGGCGGTCGTCAAGCAGGCGACAGATAATGGCTGTCTGTCGGCTGACCGGCACGCCTGAGGGTGCCTCAGTGATCTGCCGCACGAGTGTCGGGAGGCTGAGGCCGAGCATAGCTGCGGCCTCGGCCTGCGTGATGGCGCGGGCGCGGATCCACGCGCGGAGTTCTGCTTTGGTCATCGAGAATCTTTTTGTTGCGACAGCCAGATCAGCGTCGGTGGAATCTCGATTTCCTCGACCAGATAATCCTCCGCCTTGGGATATTTCGAGGCATCCCGCATGTTTTCGAGGGCGCGCCAAATATCCAGATCGGCGACGGTAGCAAATACCCCGACCCGCATGCAGGAGCAGAACCGCCGAGCCTGATGCACATGCTCGAACGCGCGGATCTCGTCGAGGTCAACCATCCTCGCGTTCTGCCAATAG